GACCTCGATCGCGTCGCCATGCTCGGCGGCGACGCTGTCCGGAACATGCCCGCGCCACCCCTGCGGAATGCGGCGCATGTCGCCGCGCTCGTTCTCCCGGTAGCTGAACTCGCGCTTCGCCACGATCTCCATGATCGCTCTCCTTTCGCTCTGCCGTTTCCGGACCGGCGCGCGCCCCGCGCCGATCGAGAAACGGCCCCGACGCCAGGCGCCGGGACCGCGTTCGATTGAGCCTGAGTGGCCGCCCTTACGGGGCGGCACCGGCCTTGCCGCACACCAGCAGCGCCGGCCGCTTGCAGAGCATTAGCGGGTTGGATTCGGAGTAGAGCTCGACGAACTCGCCGTGCTGGTCCGGCTTCGGCCGGACGTACATCGGAACCCCGATCGTGTTGACGGATTGCAAATTGTTCGCCGGCGCACCGTACTGCCTGAAGGTGTCCTGCGTGCCGATCGGGAAGAAGCGCGCCTCGTCGTCGGCGATGAACTTCCGCGTCGTCGTCGTGCCGTCCGCGTTCAGGCAGTCGGCCTGCCCGCGATACTCCTCGAAGACGACGCCCTTGTGCTGGAAACGCCGGCGCACGTCGTTGCGAAGCGGCTCCTGCATCGAGCTGTAGTACTTGTACTTCTCGATCATCTTCGGATGGCCGACGAACTTGTCGAACCACGTCGACCCGCAGAGCGCATGCACCTGGGTCATGGTCTCGCCGAGGAGGTTGTCCTCGGTGTGCCGCACGACCTCCAGCGTCGCGGCGTCGAGATCGGCGTTGGCATTGTCGAGATCGAAGTAGACCTTCTTCTCGGTGATGCCGAACTCGTCGAAGAGGTTGTAGATCACCCCGCCGTCGGCATCCCGGATGATGCCATGCAGGGCACCCACCCGGTGCCATTCCCAGGTGATGAAGTGCTTCGCCGCCAGGGCGTCGAGCTTCTCCATCGTCACCTGTTCGACGGTCGCCGCCTGGTTGCTGGTGCCGAAAACCCGAACGCCCTGCACGTCATCCGGCCAGATGAAGTCATTCGCCGGAATGTGCGGGATGTCGAAGGTGATCATGCTCCGCTTGCCGGTCGAGCTGCCGGTCGGCGGCGAGCGACGTTCCTTCGTCGGGAGGAGGTTCAGCACCCCGTCCCGCTTCTCGATCGCGATCGTCGTCGTCGGCACGCCCTTGAAGGGGAAGAGGCCGAGATCCCCGACGCGGCTGTACTTGTTCGGGACCACGTTGATCGCGTCCGTCAGCTGGACGAACCCGAAGACGTTCCCCTTGAAGTAGTCGATGAAGTTTTCCACCGTCGCTCTCCCTTACGCGCTGTCGCGGACGATGCAGCCGACGGCCGCCATTTCCGCGAGAATGGCGTCCTTGTCGGCGGCGCCGATGCCATCGGGCCAGATCAGGCCGAGACGCTTGAAGTTCGCGTCCCGGGTGATCAGCACCCCGCCCTCGTCGGCGCCGTCCGGCACGACGTAGCGGATGATCGCGACGCCGGCGAAACGCTGCGAGCCGTCGGTCGCCGCCGGATCGACC